TAGGTCTTCGCCTTCATACAATCCTGCAGTTGAACTACATGTAATGTAATTGCTGCCTGATTGAGTACCAGTGCAAGTAAATGTGGTTGTGCCTGAACTATAACTTACTGGTAATACATCACCAGTGAATTTAACTTTGAGTCCATTGGAAAATACCACGCCATTGGGACTGGTATAATTTTTCTTGCCAATTATTTGATCAACAAAAAGTGTGTTGGTTTCGGTTTGATCCAACAATCGAAATTTTCCGTACATTGCGGAATCAGTGCCATCTTGGTACCACAATTCGTTTAGCACGGCTGTCAACAATGGAATCTGTAAGAAATATCCTGTACTGTTTTTAAACCAACTGGTGTTGCTGTAGGTGGTGCCGTAAATGATAGTAAACTTGTTATTTGTTGCTACAGTTTGCACCACAGCCAATTGAATAGTTTCCACAGAGCCCACGGTGACAATGTTAATTTGCCAAATTTGATATCTGTTGGCAAAAGGTACTATTGATGCACCGTCGACCCAACCTGCTGAATCAGTGTTGGTAAACACCAGTGTACGGTTTGCCAAGTAAGTTACACCATCAATACCGCCATAAGTGGCTATAAACAAATCCAATGGTTGATTGTTGATTTGATCAAATCTCAAATCTGTTAATAAATCAACCGGCCCTACATCAGGCAAATTGTAATAAAATTGTTGAGCAGTTTTTTGTGGTACATTAAAAGTAACCACACCCAAATCTTCTCCATTGTTGTTGACCCCAAACACGTTGCGACTGCTGATATTAGGAGTAGAAGTGATGGTGCCATCTGTGCCTGGTGTGGTTTGAATCCAAAATCCAGGTCCAGTTCCTGAGGTACCATCAACAATGTTTAAAGTACCACGAAGGTTGATTTGATTTTCGCTGACGTAGTACAAAGTGTCGGGCGCATCTTGGGGCACAACAAAAGTAACCACTCCAAAACTGCTGCCGTTGCGTGTGACGCCTGTGCTGTAAGCATCGCCTATGCCTAAACTAGGTGCAGTTTTGATCCAAAATGGGTACAGCCCATTCAAGGTAATGGTGAATACATAGGTGTTGCCACGAACCAAAGTCAACTCTGGATTGGCTGTTTGGTCGATCAAATAAGACACAGTGCCGTTGTTGGACACACGATAATTCACTGTTTCTTTGGTGTTTTGTGCCACTTGGAATGTGTAACTGCCGCCACGCACCAAATCAATGGTGGGATCGTCGCTGGAGATCACAGTTTGATTATCAATCACCGTTGAAAAACTGTACCCTCCATTTTCTCTTGTGACTACATAATTAGCAGAATTAGGCACGGGCACAGCAGCCACATCCACAGTTTGTGGTCCAGACGGCAACCAGTAATACTGACTAAAGTTAATGAACTCGTCAAGGTCCACAAATGGATCCCAGGTATAATAATCGCTGGTATACAACTGATCGGCCTTGGTGGCATCACCGCCTTGGAATCCAATGGCATCATTCATGCCAGGATAAGTTATGACATTTTTAATGTTTTGAGTGTCAGGCTCAAGGCTGATTACTCCTGGCTCCAGTTGGTAATCTTGTCTGGTGACATCTGGCTCAACCACATACCGATCATTGGGGTTTACGCCAGGCCCTACTGTGCGACCAATGAAACCTTGTGTCTTTTTAAACTTGGGCTCTTGAACCATTTGATCCAGGGTGGCAGCCAAGAACTGCTTGTTAACTGGTGTTCTAAAAATCTCTGGTAAAAAATCAACTGATCTGGTTCGTGCCATTAAATTACTCCGCTGCCTGGGGCAGTACGCAAGTTGGTGCTGGTCAATGCTTCAATTACATCGATATTGTCAATGGTTGCACCATTGGCAAAAATTTCGTTTGGTTGGCTGCGTATTTCATACAGGTCACCAAAACTCTTTTGTTGGTCTAGAGGTACTAGTACCACTGAACTAATGATGCTGCCCAGTTGACTGTGCAAGTATGCTGCCAATTCTGAGAAGTAAAATGTGTCACCAAAATTCCATTTATCAATGCTGAAATACGCATTCATCTCTGCCAACACTGAACTTTTAATTTCGCTGGTGCTGGCTGTGCTATTTTGAGCACGAATAACTTTGATTGTGGCACGTAGTTGTTGCGCCGCTTTGGGACCAAACAGCGGCTTGAAAACCACTGAGTTGACCACAATGTTGTCAGAGATCATTTTGTAATCTTCAAGCCCTTGATAGTCTGTACTGAGTTCGTTGATGGTAGGCATGTCTGGTTCTATCACTGTTCCAGTGGTATCACGCAACCAGTTTTGATAGGCAGTGTAGTAACTTTGAGTGACCACGTAAAGATCAATAATGTTAGTGGTGCCTGGATCAATTCTATTGGTCAATGGCGAATTGTGTCGGTATTGGAAATACAAACTTTGTCGACCTGTGCGAGCAATCCATCCTGATACGCCGACAATGGTGCGAACCCCAATGGTACTAATGCTAAGTTGATAAAATGCATCTTCATCATAGGCATAGAATACTTGCCCTGGAGACCATTCAGTTTTGACCAGTTCAATTTCTTCTAATGTGCCATAATCATAGACCACAACATCTGGTTCAACCAACAGGTAACGTTGCAAGTTATCAAAGTCCACTGTTTGCTGAAAGAACACATACGGGCCAGCCATGGTAGAAGGTCCTACAATTTCTTCAAAAAAGTCAGGATTGTCAGGTACACCGTCATTGTCCGAATCTCGATAACTTACCAACACCTGGAAGTCGTCTACATAACCATCACTTTCCACAGGTTGACCAATGATTGTGGTATAGATATCACCGGGCAATGGCTCTGTTGAGTTGGGTTGTGTGTTGACTGCCAGCACATTGATAAAGTCTTTGATAATAGTGCCAGTGCGGCTGTCGTATACCAGTTGGTCTTCGTAGAAGAAGAAACGTGTTTGCAATACTGATCCAAAGTTGTAACTCAGACCACGGAATGTGATTGTATAGTTTTGATTTTGTACTACAAATTGCACCAACCAGGAAGCATCAAGATTGGTACCTGAAGTATTGCCGGCATACTGTTGACTCCACGACGCAGGGTTGCTTTGTGAATAAGCATCAAGATTAGTGCTGGTAATGAGATACCAACTGTAAGGTGTTCCAGTTATGTCACCGTTGCTGTCATATCCTAGACCAAAATTACGATACAACAACATTTGTTCGGCTATTTGTTGTTCAATGGTAGTGGGAAGATCTGTTACAAACAGTGGAATAATTGTGTCAACCAGTGCACCAGTGGGCACAAAATTGTTGATAGTAACTGGGCCTGCACCGGATGTTAAGTTGCCAACGCCATTGTTGTATCCATCGCCGACGATTTGTTGCGGACTGGCCCAGATTTCCAAGCGCTCGTCTGCTCGCATGGGTGTGCCTTGCACCAATCTGTTGTTGCGATCAAAGTAGTAGCCAGTGGGCGGCACAAACTTGATCAAACTGCCCACAATTACATATTGAAACATTGTGGTAGTAGTAGTACCAATGGGTATAGGTGTTCCTGTGGCATCAGTGAAGTACCCAGTGGTTTCATTGGCCAGCGTTGTGCTTTGACGCCATTGATAGTTAGGTAACCATGTTATGCCATTGGGTGTGGTTGTAGAAGTAACTCGTGGAAAATTAGCATAATAAAATTGCCGCATGGTGTAACCACCAATGTCAGGCTGCACTTGATTGGCAATAACATCTGCAATTTCGTTACGATTGGTCCAAGAGAAAAGTATAGTAGGCAAAATATTTTGTTGCCATATGCCGCCATCACTGCTGAATGTGTTGGTTGAACTGTACTTGCCTGTGTTGTCTACCAAGTCAAGATATCGGCTGGTACCAATTGATGCACGATTCAATGCTTTGCTTTTGATAATACTGTTGTACTGTGTGTATGGAAACAGATTGTAATCTTCTCCGTTGACCATGCGGTTCTGTGTGTAGTAACGAGCAGGAGCACGTTGTTTGATTTCGCCAATGGGCTCACGTGCTTGGCTGTTGCTCACAGGACGTGTGATGCCGCAGGTGAATGTGATGGTCTGCAAGTTGCCGTTGCGGTCAGTGTAACTGATGGGCAGCACAACGTTTTGCATTTCTTCTGGGTTGATGATGTATTGCAAACCGTTTGAGGCTCGCACATACGCACGGAAAATGCCCACAGGAATCTCTGAGAACACCCCATCACCAAATACCATGGTAATCTGGTCGTTGGCTCTGCTGGTCACAGAATAAATGGGTTGCAACACATTGTTGCGTTGTGCTGCCGCAGTATAAACATTTTCTACATATTGCCATGAACGATTGATATTGCCCACGTTGTCCAGTTGAAACAGCCAACGGTCTTCGTTGTTGACTCCTTCAATGTTGATGTCTACTGTACGATTGGCAATGCGCTCAGCCAAGTTAAAGTCTTGATTTTGTAAGATACCTTGTTTGAACAAGAAAAAATAACCTGTATTAGAACTTTGAAATCCCAGTTGATCGTTTCTGAACAGTACGTTAAAACTGGTGTTGGGAGTAGGAGCAGGTTCATACACATAATCTCTTCCTACTGATGTGGATGTTATTGCTTCAAACGGCATGTTAATACCGTCCACAGTGGCCGAGTAAGGAACCACTGGTAAAAATCCTGGCACCAAATTTACAGCATATTCAGCAGTGTCCACACCCAAAATAGTTTGACGATTACCTGGACGACCCACACGTTGACTGTCTACCAGGCTGGCGTTGATAATAGCAGTAAACTGTTCTTGCCAGTCTACGTTGGTAGGATCAGCCCAGTTTACAGTGACATTGCTGAGATTTACACCGTTGTAATCCACAACATTTTCTGTTGTTGTGACATTGAATACTTTGAGATAACCTTCGGCTGCTGTGTTGCGTTTGGCTGTGTAACTTACTAGGTTGGCCAGACGTGTGACACTGTCTCTGCGTTCAGCTGTGTCAATGTAGTTTTCGCGAGTGTTTAAGTCTGTGCGAAAGGCCAGTGCCTGCCCCATGAACGCCATGACGTCCAGCAGGGCAATAAATTCTGACGATTCAATGTAGTCATTGAATGTTTCAGGATAGTACAAACGCAAATAATCAATGAAACTTTTACGAAGAGTTTCAAAGTCATAACTTTGAAAATCGGCTTCGCGGTAAGTTTGGTAGATTTGTTTCCAATCTTCTACACCAAATATTGCTGTTTGTCTTGTGGTTGTTGCCATTTTCGTATCGTCCGTGCTTTATTTATTGATAATAAAAACGGCGTAGTTATACGTAACTGGCATTGCGAGTTTGTTCGTCGAAGAATATGCTGAGAATTTCAGCGTTAGTGGTGTTTACAATGGTGATTTGTAATTGTATCAAGATGCCATTTTCTTGCGGAAACGTTTGAATGTCGCTGACGATCATTCTAGGATCTCCTCCAGCCACACGTTGTACTTCGGCGCGGATATCTTGTTGCAACTGTTCAACTTGATTCTCAAACAAATAATCCCAGAGCACTGTGCCATATCCAGGACGGCCTGGCAGTTCACCTTGCCGTATGTTGAATGCATTCAGCAGATCACGTTGAATCAAGTCAAAATCAGTCAGTGTGAATTTTTTGTTTTGATTGATGGTGTTGAAGCCGATGAA